CACCAAATCAAATCAAATGGCTGCGATAAACAGTTTGTTCTTGAACAAATTGCAACAGATCTGAAGGTCGCATTTTGGCGAATTGTACGCACATCTCATAACAGAATCGAAAAGCTTCGACGTTGGGGTTATTACAGTAACGAGAACACATCAAAGCAGTGGCGTCCATAACGAATTGGCAATTGGGAACCAAATCGTTAAGGGCCTGCTGAAAATGAGATATTTTGAGAAGAGGGTCATCACCAAGAGGAGAAGAGAAGAATTTCAATGCCAAACGATGAATCAACGGCAAAGGGCATAAAGTGTCAGGTGCAAAGATGGAATTGCAAAAAACAGTGTAGCCGATGGTATTGTCAAACTTAATTTCGATCTTCAAAAATTGCTGAAACCAAGTACGTAAAGCAACTAAAAGCTTGTAAATGGCGGTGGAATCATCACCAGCAATTGCCAAAAAGTCAGGCAGAGGAATGAACAGATCGTCAGTTGCCGGCACCCAATAATACTTACCTTCCCACAAAATCATCTCCGGGAATTCAGGGTGTAATATGGCTGCGGGAGGGTCAACGGAACATTCAACTTTCAAATGCTGACACATGAAAGCGAAAGTGTTGAAGGCGCCATTGTTTTCAAATGTGTTACGAACTCCAGAAGACAAAATATGAAACAGAATGAATTTGAAAGCGACAGAGAAATTACCACTGCTAGTGGTCCATGATTTCTGAAATTTGCTGTAAGCATCAGCGTAAATGTCACCCAATCTGACTCCAGTTTTGCTACTCAGCAAGTTGTACACTTCTCGCTGAAATTGATAGTTGGCCTCAATATGACACGTATCAAATGCAGTGTAATCAGCATTGACGACTCGGCTAATCTTCTTAAGAAACCGCAAAATCTCTTTATGCAAAAATTGTGTAGTAACACCAGCCACCCCAGGTCTGACGTAGTTGTTCTTTGAGGAACTAATTAACAACTTCTCGCAAACGACTGATACCATTGCGAAATTGAGCGCGGCGAACGTGGCTTGAACGTTCACTGTTTGAGCGGATTTATCGAGTTTGATCTTATTGAAAACCTTTTCAATTTTCTTAACGAGCTTTTCATCTTTAAGCGTGTCTCTCATTTTCTCTTCAACGAATTGCAACAATTGAGCGTGGACGGAACCTGGTGGTTTGTTTTGAGTCTTAGATATAGTATCAGCATGACCATACAAATTCTTTTCTAAATCTTTCATGGCCCGACCTACTCCTCCCACTTTACCAATTTGACCTTGAGCAAAAGCAATAGCTGCTTCTTCAAAACTTTCATCGAATGAAAATTCTTCCTTGATGTCGGTGAAATGGCTGACAAATTTCCTGGCGCACCTGACGGCTATCTTGTTCCAAAAGCTTTCTACTTCTTTCCGGGTCGACTCAGGTTGTTTCATCAATCGAGTAGAAAACGTTTCGATGGCAAACCTCGACATCGCCGTGTGAAATAGTAACACCGGATCAGAGCTTTGGTGAAATGGGATGACTGAATGAGGGACAAAAGTTTTAATCTTGTAAGCTGCATTCAATTGTTGGGTAGGATAATTGTCGAAATTGATAGCAACGAAAGTACCGTAAGGAAAATTAAAATGTTGTGAATGATCCATCAAATGAGCGGCATGATTGATTCGAACTGTGTTATAAGGGTTGTACCACAGTGTCGATAATATAACTTGAAGGTCATCAAAATCGCTTTGAGTAAGTTCTTTATGGCAAATAACTTCACGAAAAACCTCGTCGAGTTGCAGCTTGAGTTTTGTCATTAGCTGTTCAATAGGTTTGGGGATGAAACAAGGGTAATCAAAAGACCCGAACCCAGTAGCAAGCGAAATTTCACTGCGCGCGACCGTTCTAATACCTCTCTTGTTAGCCGTGTACAAGATGTCATTACCGTCCAGTTCGATAGTATGATGTGCTTCTTCAATCTTGAGACTCGGTTTTTGGTGGCAAGTCAAATCTTTGGTGTGATTGAGAAGGTCGTCAACGGATCCGAGCCCAGAAGATGGTGGCAATTTAAGCGGTGCACAAGAAGGGTACAATTCATCAGTCACGAATATAACAACATCTTTCTTTGCTCTAGTTAAAGCAGTAGTAATATGAGCAGGATCCATGATTTCAGGGTTGTCGACATCGCTTTGATGAGGTAAACCAGACGTTTTCTTCCCGCCGACAATCACAAGCACAACTTCATCAAACTCTAAACCTTGAGCACAAGTGGAAGTTAAAAAGTCAGGTCTGGATTTGATAGCTGTCAGTAATGGGCAATCAGAGTTGGAGTAATTAAAAGGGGAAATGATGATTTTGCCTCTTTCAACAGGGGTGTCGAGAATCAATTGCAGTGGTTGAGATTTGTTGTCGTGTTTGAAACGGATCACCTTAATGGATGTGTTGGGAGCGGAGGCATCAGCTATTAGTTCACCGTAAATTGGTTTCAAAACATTGCACAATTGTTGACCGTAACGAAAAACTTTAGTGAGAGTTATTTCATTAAGATTGTCACCGGCTGGTGTTCTGTTGAGTGG